GCTGATCACAAGGCAGTCACCCAACAGATGGGTGTGAGCGGGGGAAACCTTGGCTTGCAGTCTGTTGTGGGAGCCCGATTGGGGGCAGGGTTGGAGAACCTAAACTCCAATCCATCCAGTCCCACTGCTATGGGGGCTGGTAAAGGGGGGGTGCATGACCATGAGGTCTGCCCTCGGGGGTGTGTCTTTCATCGTAAAGACCCTCCACGGATTGAGTATCCACAAAAGATAACAGATGAAATTTATTCTCATCCTATCTATGAAAAGTTGCAAATAGCAGAATTACATCAACCTGAAATTTATGGGAATGATGATATTGATCAATCAATTACAATTAATTGGTTAGGTCAAACAGCAACTATTTTGTCAGAATTTGACTATTCAAGAACGTTTATTTTTATGCTTCTTGCTTTTATGTCTTCTGGACAAGTTCGTGCCGCAGAGCCAACTTGTAATATTACTCAAGTCGTTGATCAAACGCCAGCTAATATTAAAGCTGTAGGAGATATTATTACTAATCTCTTCTTTTATTTAGGAGTCTTTTACTTTATAAGACTTATTGTGACATTCTTTATTACTGAATACACTCGTTTTAGAAACTTTGTATATCCGGAATATGATCAATTTAGAAATTGGTCAACTGGTTTGATGAACCGATTCGTAAATTGGAGTCAACCTGAGTACGCAGATTTAAAGAGTAAATGGTTGATGATACAAATTGCAACAGTTATTGCAAGTATTATCCCAAATTGCTTTTCCATCCTTAGGAAACTATATGGAAAAAGAGAACAAATTCTCTTCCAACAAGGAGCTCGCCAAGATGCGAACCGCGCTGGAATGTTTATGACTGGATTATTGTCCATATGTATGTTACTTATGGCCCCTATTATTGGTGCAAAGAAAATAGTAGGTTATATCCGACCCGTGCTCGACATATTGAAACAAATACCGTACGCCTCATGGATGGTTGAATGGTTAATTAAATGGAGTAATGGAGACGTAGATTTCGAAGATCTACCACAGGATGATGCTGCCTTTCGAGAGGAGCACAAAGATGCCTCCATGAATGAAGCCTTTAACGATATTAATAACTTAAATAAGAAATTTAAGGAAGGAGCTAAGGAAAAGAATGATAATCTTGGTAAAGCTCGAAATAATATTCGTAAATCCGGAGATGAAGACGCCTCCGATGAACCTTCCAATCATGAAGATGATGATGAAATCGCACGTGTAGTGTTATCTGAAGCAGATAAATACGCAGAACGATTAGACAATGTGAAGAAGTGTCGTTTCAAGATACTTCCGTGTGATAATACACGTACAACTGCCGTTATCTGGTATGGACCTGGTATGAAGAAACGTACCCCATGTCCTATGATTAAATTGGAAGAAGTTTTTACTGAAATTTACAAAGCCGAAGGTAGTTATGGGTTAATCTACATTCCATCTGAAGACGATGAAGATTATTATTATACTTTTGAAGAACTCTTTCTTGATGAAATAGAAGTGGAATTAAGTGAAACAAATAATAATAACAACAATAACGATCCTCTAGTTATGGAACAACAAGGAATCGCCGATGGAGTTGCTTATGTAAAAGCTATATTTGGAATGATGTTTTATAACAAGGTTGTAAAACATGCCAGTAAAGTCCCTGACACAGGAGATGCCGCGAAGAATACCGAAGCGATGAAAGAATGTGAGAGAAAGGCTGCTGATGATTTGAAGCAAGCCTGTAAGGAGACTGGAAATAGACAAGACGATATACCTGAGTATGATGAAGAAGCCGAACGTAAGAATGATGAGTTTTATGATTCAATGCCAACTTGGGATGATGTCTATGAATGGTGTGGGAAGAAAGCTCTTGAAGCTGCCCGCTATATAGATAATAATAAAGCAAAGATAGCAACAGGAGTTGCCGCTGCCGTAGTTATAGGAGCAGCTGTTTATTATAAATCAACCGTCGAAGATGATGATGAAATTGAGGAAGCTGATCCTCAAGGAAAAGGTAAAACTAAAAGAAGCGTCCGTGGAACACGTCGAGCTCATTATGTTAAGCCTAAACACGACCCGAGTGGGGGAGTAGAGAAAGAAGTCTACGAAGAACCTCATTACGAGGATGATTATGATGTATATGATCCTATCGAAGAGTATGGTGATTCCTACTATGATAGATTTGACCACGATGATGGTTATTCCACCTTTGAGAGTAGTAATCAATACGACGATTATGAAAGTGGAAGTAAGAAGAGATTTAAATCCTGGACGACCACAGATAGACAAGCTGTGAAACCAAAGTCAAAACCGACTAGATCGCAAAGGAGTAAGCAACGACATTTAGAAGAATTTAAGAAAACGTATGCTAGACCACAGGAAGTAAAACAACCAGTGATGCCAGTGTTAAGAGATGATTCTGAAATAAAAAGAAAGATTTATCTCTCAAAGAAGAAGGTTTTTAGAGCAAAGACCAAAGACATTGAAGAATTTGTATCATTAGCTAGAAAGAAATTTGAAACTGAATTAACAAAGATGAAAATTCAAGCATGGAATCCTAGCACTAAGTCTTCTGGTATTTTTAAAATCTATGACAATAAAGGTCGTTATAGATGTACTGGAACATTAGTTGGAGCACGTATGTATGTTGTTAATCATGTGATTGATGAAAGTCTCACAGAAATTTACACTGCACGTAATCATGTTCATAATATACAATTAGATCCTAAGACCTACACGTTAATGAACGATGAAATTGGATCATTTTATACAAGTGGAGTCCCTTCAGTTTTCAATAATAAGAATTTGAAAATCTTGGAAGATGCTACTATTGTAAGCATTTTAGGCTATGGCAACGGAGAACTTACCTCCCCTGACGTTATTACAGGTTTTGCTAGTCCTAAAGGTTGGTGCAATGCAGCCACAAGATGTGGAGATTGCTCAGCACCTGCACTTGATGCAGACGGAAACATTGTTGGATTTTGGACTCATGGAAATGGAAAAACATTTGGAAGATTTGAGCCAATAACAGCAGAGTTTATTGAATTAGCAAAGATTCAATATACTACACACTCGGGACTGGATTTTCGGTCTCGCCCCCTCAACCCATCGATTTAATTGAGAGGCCGTTCTTTGAACGGTATCCTTCTCAATTTAAAGAGAAGGATGGGGCCTCAGTGTTTTCTGAAGCTATTTATCTGTCAGATTTGCATGAAGAATATTTGGACGAGAAGTATTTCCCATTAGTAATGCAAATACCGCGCTTTCCGCGGTATAAAAATAAAAGATCTGTTGATCCTCAAGTCAAGTTATATCTTGATGAAAATCATATCGAAGAATCGCCTGCTTGGGGCTTACCAGTTCCAAATGAAGCAGCAGCTTACAAATCGTTGAGCAAGTATGCCAAAGACATCAAGCCGATGTCCGAAGGTCAAGTAAGAGATATGAATAGAGCCTGGCAATGGACTGAAAGACATTTTGGTGTTTACATGCAAAATTCGGTCGTTCGCTCAGTAGATGAAG